CCGAGCTGGCCCCTCACCTAACTGCTTGAAAGGATGACGAAATGCCTACGATAGTTACGGCCACCGAGCTTAGGACAATTCTTGGCGTTTCGTCATCCCTATATTCAGACGCTTATCTAAGCGACATAGTAGATGCCTCGGAGAATTTAGTTCTCCCAATGTTAGTTACTTTCCAAAGCAAGATTAACAAAGTAAAGCTAACCGATAATATTGCTTATTTTGAAACTGCGACAATTCAAGAATTTACAGAAGGCCAATCCGTAATTATTACTGGCTGCGGAGCTCCTTTCAATGGCACTCACACAGTAACCGATGATGAGATTTCAGATTATGTATTTACAGTCGCAATCACCAATGCAGACATATTGGAAAAAAATATCATCCCAGCAGGAAACGCTGCGCTATCTGGATTATCGACCTATGTCGGAAACCCCAATGCTGAAGCTGCTATTCTGGCTATCTCCGTTGAAATCTTTCAATCCAGAACCGCCGCTGGTGGATCAATCGAAGGCGTAGATTTCGCAGTAACCCCTTACCGCCTTTCTAAAAATTTACTTGCCAAGGTAACTGGCCTTCTAGGTCCTTATCTTGATGTTGAGACAATGGTGGGCTAATGCCAGCCAGCACAATTGCTACAGATGTTAGAGGAGCTATTAAAACTGCCTTAGCAGGAGTAGCTGCCAATATTTACGACTCAGTTCCTGAAGCACCAATTGTCCCTGCAATTATTGTGATTCCAGACTCACCCTATATGGAGCTTGAAGTCTTGGGCAAAGCTACAACAAGAGTTAAACTAAATTACACCATTACCGCTTGCGTTGCGTATTTCAGCAACGCTGCTGCTCTTGATAATTTAGAGCAATTAATTATTAGTATTCTTGGAGCACTAAATGCTTCCAAGTATGAGTTATCAATAGTCGAAAGACCTTCGGTAACTGAAGTAGGAACTACAACCCTGTTAGTTTCAGATATACGCTTGAGCGTCCGCTACGAGCAAACCGCATAGGAGACCCAAATGCCAACAACAGTAATAACTGGGCGCGATGTAACCTTTACACTCGATAGCGCTGCTTATGACGCCCAGACAACTAGCGCAGTCCTAAGCTGCGACACAATTATCGAGACCTATCAAACCCTTGATGGTCGCGCTTATAAGTCCGTTGATAAGCAATGGACATTCACAATTGAATTGCTACAGGATTGGGGAGCTACTAGCTCACTATTCGAGGCAATGTGGGCAGATGCAGAATCTGCACCAAACACAGCACTAAGCGTTTCATTTACAGCAGTATCTGGAGCAGTATTTGCTTTCACAGTATTGCCAATCTTCCCATCAGCAGGTGGCGCAGCTCCAGGAGCGCTAACTGATACTTGGACAATGACTGTCGTTGGAACTCCAACAGAGACCTTCAGCTAAGAGATCGGAGCATCGGGAGCTATGAAAATATCAATCACAATTAAATATAACTCTGGCGAATCAGTTACTTATCAGGCTGGCTTACCAGAGTGGGCTAAGTGGGAACGCAAAACTGGTAAGTCGATTTATTCGATGAAGGATATATCGGCCTACCAGCAAGCGGACTTCTTAGATCTTGCTTACTTTGCGTATAAGCGCGAAGCAGCTGGAAAGCCAACCAAGCCTCAAGAGATTTGGGAGCTAACAGTTGAAGAGATGACGATTGGAGATGAAAGCCCAAAAGTTACGAGCCCGGAAGCATCAACCGACTAATAGTCGAGATAGCGATAGCAACTGGGATACCGATGACTTACTGGACAGACATCGACCAAGTCCTAACTGCGATAGAGATATTAAAGGAGCGTAACGGTGGCAGATGAGTTACCAATCAGCTACGACAAGCGCGAGCTCCGCTCAATCATTACCGCTTTCAAAGCGATGGATGATGAAGCCGTTAGCCAAGCTAAACAAGAATCTAGCGCGCTGGCTACTTATGCAGCAAACGAAATCAAAGCCTTTGCACTCACAAGGACTTTTGGTCAAGAAGCAGTTAGAAGGATTGCAACAGGCGTTAAAGTCTCGGCCAGCTCCAAAATCGGAGAGTTTTCATACGGCTTTGCAAGTCAGCGCTTTTCTGGTGGCGGTAGCACAAAAGAACTCTGGGCAGGTTATGAATTTGGATCTAATCGCTTGCGTCAGTTCCCCAGAAGAACACCCAGCAAAGGTCGCGGAAACGCTGGCTACTTTATCTACCCAACCCTTCGTAAGATTCAGCCTGAATTGATTAAGAAATGGCAAGAAGCATTTTCCAAGATATTGAAAGAATGGGATAAGTAATGGCTGGCAGTAGAACACTTAAACTCTCGATTCTTGCCGATGTCGCTGATCTCAAGAAAAATCTTGATACTGGCTCTAAAGAGGTTGAAGGCTTTGGCGGTAAGTTAGAGAAGTTCGGCAAGGTTGCAGCAGCAGCTTTTGCAGCAGCAGCAGCGGCAGCAGCAGCCTATGCAGTTAAGTTAGCCGTTGATGGTGTCAAGGCAGCAATTGAAGATGAGGCTGCCCAGCTTCGTTTAGCCAATGCGCTTAAGAATGTTACTGGCGCAACTCAAGCCCAGATTTCAGCGGTTGAGGAGCAGATACTTAAGACTTCTTTGGCTACTGGCGTTGCTGATGACCAATTGCGCCCAGCTCTTCAGCGCCTAGCAACTGCAACAGGATCAGTAACTAAGTCGCAAGATTTATTAAACCTAGCCTTAGATATTTCAGCCGCTACTGGCAAAAGTGTTGAAACAGTATCTAATGCTCTAGGTAAAGCTTACGAAGGCAATACAAGCTCTCTAAGCCGTCTAGGTGTTGGCTTATCAACCGCCGAAATAAAGACCCTTGGATTAGAAGGCACAGTAAAGCAATTAGCTCAAACCTTTGGTGGAGCAGCTACAGTCCAAGCCAATACTTTTGAAGGTCAAATAGCAAGACTTAAAGTTGGCTTTGATGAAGCCAAAGAATCCGTAGGAGCTGCTTTATTGCCTACCCTTCAAAAGCTTTTGGATTACTTTATAAATACAGTTATCCCTAAGTTCATTGAGTTTAAAGATGCAGCATTAAAACCAGTTACCGATGCAATTGCTAGAAATAAGGATTCATTAACTATTCTTTATAACTTTATTAAAGACTTTGTAGTTCCAGTATTGATTAACAATTTTGGCGCCGCACTTAGCTTTATTGGCAAGGTCGCTGGTGGCGTTCTTGATGTGATTGGCGCAGTAGTTAATGGTATTAAAAGCGCCATTAATTTTGCAATTGATGGCATTAATGCGCTTATAAGAGTTTATAATAATAGTATTGGTCGGCTTCCTGGTGCTCCAGATATTAATCAAATTTCTAAGCCATCATTTTCAACGCCAAGCGTTTCAAGTAGTGCAAGCCTTCCAAGTATTCCAAGCGCTCCAAGCACCCCTAGCGTTGCATCAGCCCCTAGACCATCATCTACTCCAAGCGCTCCTTCAGGTGTAATGCCTACAATGCCTTCTGGGTTAAGTCCAAGCGGTAATGCCATCCCTTCTGGCTTTAATGTTGCTGGAACAGTTGCGGCCAATAACGCTGGAGTTACTATCAATGTTAATGCTCCATCCGCTATTGATGAAGAAGGTTTTACTAGAGCAGTCATCTTGGCGCTTAATAACTCGACTAATCGCGGAACTACTGGCGCTGGTGATCTTAGGACTTCGGCTCAAATCTTATGACACTCTGGACTCCCGATTGGAAGATTCTAGTCAATGGCAGCGAATTAACCTCGGTTACTTTAAGCAACCTAACTATTACCTCTGGCCGTCAAGATATTAACTCACCTACTCCAGCAGGGTATTGCTCGCTAGAAGTAATAAATACCGATGGCACCAATTATGATTTTAGTATTAACACCGCAGTAACTATTGAAGTCAAAGATACTACTGGCGCTTATGTTTCTATCTTTGGCGGTCGCATTTCAGACTTAAGGCAAATCGTCAGAAGCGCAGGATCTAGCGCGGTAATTACTAGCCTTAGAATTACGGCTATTGGAGCTTTGGCTAGAACGCAAAGAGCAATATTTAATGGCAATTTAGCAGAAGGTTTAGACGGCGCGCAGATTACGGATTTACTAGATGAGTTATTGCTATCTAGTTGGAATGAATTGCCACCAGCCGAGACTTGGGCAACTTACAATGCGACAGAAACTTGGGCGCAAGCTGGCAATATTGGCTTTGGAACAATTGATGCTGGGGAATATACGATGGTAAGCCGTCAAATTTCGGATAGCATAATCTACCCAATCATCAATCAAATTGCTAGTTCAGCTCTTGGCTATATGTATGAAGATGCCAACGGCAATATTAACTATGCTGATGCCAGTCATCGCCAAGATTATTTAATAGCCAATGGCTACACAGACTTAGACGCTTCTCACGCCATCGCTTCTGGCATCGGCGTAATTCAGCGCCAAGGCGATTTAAGCAATAAGATAATTATGGATTATGGCAACAATTTTAATAGCTCCTATACCGCTCAGGATTTAGACTCTCAGGCCGAATACGGCCTATTTGCCGAGCAATTTAACAGTTACCTAAAGAACGCGGCTGATGTCGAGGATGTAGCAGATCGCCTAATTCAGCTTCGCGCTTGGCCTAGAAACACCTTCCAATCAATCACATTTGCGTTGCAATCCCCAGAGATTGATAACGCCGACCGAGATGCCTTGCTTAATATTTTTATGGGTCAGCCAGTCAGAATTACCAACCTGCCTCTTAACATTCTAGGCGGCGAATTTACTGGCTTTATCGAGGGCTGGACCTTCAACGCTTCCGTCTCAGGCCTTTCAGTTACCTTCTTAGCTACCCCAACAGAGTTCTCGGCCTTTGCCCAACAATGGGCTCAAGTCAATGCAGCGGAAAGCTGGAATAGTGTTCTCAATACGCTAGAATGGCAAGACGCGATAGGAGTTATTAGTTAATGGCCAATACGACCAATTTCAACTGGGAAACGCCAGATGACACAGATTTAGTTAAGGATGGCGCAGCTGCCATTAGAACCCTTGGCTCATCGATAGATACTTCATTNGTTGATCTCAAAGGTGGAACTACGGGACAAATTTTAAGCAAAGCTTCTAATACTGATTTAGATTATACTTGGGTAGCCAACGATCAAGGCGATATAACTGAAGTTCAAGCTGGAACTGGTATTTCAGTTGCTTCTGGAACTGGACCAATCCCAGTAGTGACCAACACAGTCGCAACAACTTTTGACGCCAAGGGTGACCTAGTAGTAGGCACAGGCGCAGACACATTCGCCAAGCTCACAGTAGGCACCAACGGCCACACACTTGTAGCGGATTCTGCGGAAACGACAGGCCTGAAGTGGGTTGCACCTACCAGTGGCAGCACCTATGTTGGTGCTTCGGCTTATAAGTCTGCTGCTCAATCAATAAATAGTGCTACATATACTTTAGTCACATTTGATGTTGAA